TGATGTCTCGCTGATTTTCAGAAACGGAGACATGACAGCACGAAGAAAGAAAAAGCGTTGCGACGATCAGTGACATCTTGTTCATTCGAATCCCTTCGTTTAGTGTTGCGTTTCAGCCCACTCTTTGTATCTACGCTCTTCGCAGCTACAGCACTCGCAATTTCTCGGGTGAGAGTTGTCTATACCTTCTGAGTTTCTGCCTCCCGCGGTGAACTGTCCCTCGCGAGCAGGAACGCAAACGCACTTGACTTGCAGACGTTCGTTCAATTGTCCGAACACTATCTGAGGAGTCGTCGCTGACGTGATCTCTGAGTACACGCCGCCAATTTCGAGGAAGTCGCCTTCCTTCGGAGAAACGTTGCGCTCGTCCAACTCGTTCTTGTGGAAGTAAACTTCTGTCGGGTATTTCGAATCGACGCCAAACTTCGTCGTAGTCGACTGCGTGTTGTCCCACAAGATACGCGCGTTGATCTTGACGGGAGGTTCCCACACTTTCTCTATCGCTTCTTCGTAGAGAGAGTGCACGCTGCTCTTCTCTAGAGAGATAGCGTAGTACGTAACTTCTTCGCCAGTGACGCTTTGAACTAGCTCTCTATCGATTGAATCGATGAAGTCAAGCTCAGCGTGAGTTACGAACTTACGAGACAATCGTCGCTCCGTGTTTGTTCAACATATCAAGCAAAAATTGTCCAATAATTATAACAGGTATGGCCCCGATGTAGATTCCGAGAGGGACGTTCTTGATCACTTCAGCCAACGCAGTAGCTTTCTCAGCTTCTATGGTAGCTAGTTTGTCGTACGTCATGCTGTCAAGCATCGCCTTCAAGTCTTCGCGAAGTCTGTCTTGCGTCGTTCTAGCGTCAGCTATGAGCTCAGGACCGTTCAACGTCAGATCGCCGTTAGGAATTGGTATGGTCGCCATCTTCGACCTGATCTGTCCTTCTATCTCTTTCGCGTAAGCGAACGTCATGTTTCTTATCCACGTCTTCGAAATAGAATTCAAGTTCGAATATACTATGTTTCCAAACGGGATGTTAGACAAGTTAGAGACGCCGCTGTAACGCGGGTTTTCCACTGTTGACCCAGAGACAGAGCTGATCACTGTCGGTTTAGTCGGGTCAGAAGGGTAGCACCACTCTATCCACAACGGGATGTTGTTAGTCGGAGGAGGGTACAGAGTCAACACGTTGTTATTGATTTCATAGCTATAGTTCGATCGTCTGACGTTGTTAGACGACTTGAACTGCATCCCGCGGAGGATGTCTTCCCAAATAGGCAAGAGGTAGAATATCGTCTCTGGCGTGTACGACTCGAAGCCAAACTGATTGTTCAAGTAGTTTAGACCCGACGTCGTTCCAAAGAACCTGTAAGCAGACACTGGAGAGAAGTGGAACACTTTCTTAATTACTATTCTTCCTGAACCTGACGAATGTGTGGCGAGCAACGCATCCAAATCGTACTTCTGTTGGCCTATGGACAAGTCTATCGACGCGCTGTACATCTTCGTAGAAGTGTTCACGGTGAACGGACCAGCGTCGCCATACGGCTCTGCCATCTGGTTTTCAAATTCCAAGTTCTGGATGACGTACTTGTTCTCTGACCCTTGCAACGACCCCGTCGGCGCGCCCAAGAACGTCGTTAGCACTGACTTCGCCTGATACGAGTTGACTATCGCGCTGTATTCGAGAGACGCTTCTTCGAACGACGCGTACACTTGGTTCTCGTATATGTGAGCCTTCATCACGGGAGCGCCCAACTTACGACGGACGAAGTCCACCATGGCATCAGCGTCGTGTTGAAACTGGACGTCAGCGTCGAACACTCCGAATGGCGTCGGCGTCTTCATCGGATCAAACGGCATAGTTATACCACTCCTTATCTGTAGAAGCTCTTAGAGGTCGGAGCGGCCCTCGGATCAATCGCCAGGCCACCGTCAACATTGTCGAGGAATTCAGCTATCTTCTTCTCCATTCCGCGCTGAACCCAACGTCTTGTCTTGATCTCGACTGACTCAGACTCGGGAGAAAAGTCATCCCACTTCTTGAAGCCTGCACGTTCAGCAGCAGCGCAGAAAGCGTCTCTCACTTTGTCGTCAGGAAACGCGAGAGTCGTTGGCTCACCACGCTGAGAGTTGTTCTTGAGCGTGGAAACGATCTCGTTAGACCTACGCTCTCCGACAGCTTCCTTGGCGAGCGACCGAGGAGTTGCTGGTTTCGTGTCGTCGCCAGTCAATGGAGAAGACATGAAGTTTCGATTTGCTCTGACGTAGCCCTTCTCTTTCTGCATGAAGTCTCCTACAGCCTTGGCAAATCCTCGACTGACGAAGTGCTGAGTGTCGATGTCGACGACGTCTTGCTCTTCGCCTTGTTCGAAGTCCTTGTCTGGAACGAAGCCAGCTTTCTTGGCAGCGACCATGAAGTTGGAAGCTGACTCGTCGTCAGGAAAAACGAGAGAAATCTTCTCGCGCTTGTTCGCAGCGTCCTTGAGAGCGAAAACGATCTCGCCAGGTTGTCTGGCGTCTTCGCGGATCACAAAGACGTGGCGAATCGAGATCACGTGTTACGCCTCGATTTCGCTCGGACTCTCACCCTCTGCGCTTTCGATCTGAACAGAGAACTCGCGGAGGACGTCCTTGATACGTTCAAGCGCTTTGGGATCAACTCCTTTGATACCGGCCTTCATCGTGAGAACTTTCGCGTAATCGTCGACGATCTTCTCAAGCTTAGGATCAAGCTTCGGAGCAGCTTCGTCGATGTCATGTTCAGCCTCAGGACCGACGACGTCGATATGAGCGTCCTTGGCCTTGACTTCGATGTCGTTCTCTTCCTTGTTTCCACCTTCAGCGCACGTGCGCGCCTCTTTAATCAAAAACACTTTAGAAAGTTTCGGGGTCATTTAGTTCTCTCCTTTAAGGGAACAATCCTACGTTTAATTAGAAGAGACGAGAAGATGGTGGAACGACGTCAACACTTTTCACGATGTTGCTATAGCACGCAAAAAGCAAAAGGGACCAAGAGATTGGTCCCAGTTGCTTTATAGGAATTTAAACCTATTGATTTTGTTTAGATGACGCTCATGTCGTGGACGGTGATAGTGCCGTAGAAGTCAGAGCGAACCATCTTCTTGGCGTACCGAGTCATCACACCCTTGCGAGGCGAGAAATCTTCGGGAGCGTAGATTGTGGGAGTCACGATGAGAGGCACATACGGAGCGTACACGAACCCAGTCTCGAGGAACGTGCTGCCCTTGTACCCGACGAGGATCTTGTTCCGCGGGAAGTACGGATCCTTGTACACGGTGAACCTGCTGTTAAGCGTGCCGACCTTCTCAGTGCCGATGGTGAACATCGTCTCCTGCGGGTCGAGCGAAACAACCGGCTTGTAAAGCGAGCAAGCTTCGAGGATGGAGCAAACGTCAGGGCTCGTCACGATGAAGTTAGCAGCTCCACGCAGCGTCTTGCGATGGATGGTGTTCGCGAGAGTGATGACAGTTTCCATCAGTGTCTCGTACCATTCACGAACAGTACCGGTGAAGGAAGCGCCAGTCGCAGTCTCGCCAGTCTCGTAGTCAAGGAAGTTGCCAGGCTTACGCGACCAGTGATAAGCACCACCCGTCCCACCGTAGAGGAGCTCGCCGAGGATTTCGCGGTCAATTTCAAGCGCGAGAGCCTCAGAAAGGATCTGAGTGAGCTCGACTTCAGCGTCGAGGTTCTGATAAGCGGCGAGGTCCTGCGCGAGCTCAGGAGTCCACTTGGCGCGCAGCTTTCGGCCGCTAGCCGTGACAGCCTGACTCTCGATGCGGAAGTCAATCTCAGGGATGACAGGCATCGGCGACGTGCCCAGGTCAGTCTCCCACTCGGGAAGAGTGAGGGTACCCGAAGTTCCGCCGTGCAGCTGCGAACCGACGATGTACGAGACCTTGACACCAGTGTTGGTCTCTGGAGTAGCGCCACCGACGTCAGAAGTGTCGAGGACGAACTTGAGGTTGTTGCCGCTTCTGACAGTGTGTCTACGAACAACGGTGACGCCCGTGATCTGTGAAGGAACGCCGTCAGTCGAAGAGCTCTGAGAAGTCGAAGACCCAGAACAAACGACCCACTGTTTCATGTCAGATGTGCTTGTCTGAGCGTCAGGAGCACCGGCGATAGCGACATAAGCGCCGTAGACAGTCATCGTCTTGACGGTGCCGTTGACGATCGAAGCCGAAAGAGCAGGGTCGTAACCGATGTCGACGAGCGAAGCAGTCGCGATCGAAGCCGAGAACGAAGCGGTGGTGATCTTCTCTCTCTGTGAATACGCAGTGGCGAGGTTGTAGAACGAACCTTCACCCTTCGAATCGGCGAGCGAGTTGCGGTCACCGAAGAGCGATCCGCCAGCGGCGAAATCCTTCGACTTATCACCTGCCTTCACAGTGTCATACCGGTAATCAAGCCAGAAGATCAGGCCAGACGGCAGCGACATGGGCTGCACGGAAACGAGCTCGTTGGCGATCAGGCCAGCGAACACTCGACGAACGATGGGGAAAGCCACGTTCTGGAAGCCGGAGATATCGGCGACCTGTGAGCTCTCCTTGATGAGCTGTTTGGTCTGGTTCTCAAGCATCCAAGCCATGTTGCTCTTTCGCTTGTCGTTGGGCTTGTCGACAAGACCCTTGAGGAGGCCCGTCTTGTTCCACTTGGTGACGAGTCTCTTCGTCTCCTGGAGCACGTTGGGCCCAGCAATTCCTTCACTAAGCAGTTGCAAATCCATTGTATGTTCTCCTTTATCCTTCAGTTATTACTTGACAAGACCAGCGAGTTCGTTGATTCTGTTGAACCCGTTGTCTCCTTTGTTCTTGTCCACAGATTCGCTGAGGACTTTCTGATCCGGCGTTCCAGTCGAGCGCTTGCCCTGGGCGTTAGCCTTGGGTCGACGCGACTCGGTGAGCGAAGCGGAAGTCTTGATCGAGCGAGTGAGCGCCTCGTAAACCATCTTGACTTCGCGAATCGTCTGAGCTGCGTCGATCGACTCCATGACAACTTTTTTCTGCTCTGCAGTGAGGTGACCCGCCTGCAACGCACGGTTGACATGCATGACCTTCGCGTTGAAAAGGTTGACCTCGTGAAGCTTGCTTCCAAGCGTCTTGATCATCCCGTAAGCCTTCTTGAGATTCTCACGAAGCGCCTTGTTCTCGGCGAGACCACGCTTGACCATTTCCTTCACGGTGAAATCCTGCTTCGCAGTGGGCTCTTCCTTGTCCCACTCGTGCTCACCCTTCTTCTCAGGGTTGAGACCCTTGCCAGCGTCCTTGACGACAGCGTCAAGCTCACCGTTGGGAGTCATTTCACTGAAGCCCTTCTTGACCTGAACCTCAGTCTGGAGAGCAGACTCAAACACCTTTCGAAGCTCGCTCTCAGAGATCTCGATCTCCTCGTCGCAAGGCTCCTTCTCTTCGCCTTCCTCGTCGGCCTTTTTCTTGCCTTCGTCAACTTCAGGCTCTTCAGCCTCACCGAGAGCAGGGATAGCAGCCTCAAGCTCAGGCTCCTCAGTCACGGTGGGGAAAAAACTCGCAAGAGACTCGAGGTCGAGTTCCTTGTCATCCTTCTTCTCTGGTGCGTCCATCTGTTGTTCTCCTTCTTTCTTTCCTTCTTCGAAACCCGTGTGACTCTCACCGGGCCAATTGTCATCGATCCCTCTACGGATCCTGTCGGTATCCTCATTATTGAGAGCACCATGTATACTCTTCTCCAAGAGTTTCTTCAAACCTGGAGTCAACGACTCGATGAGCTTGTTCTGAGCTGCAGTGAGAGCAGCCTCTTTCAAAGCCTTCGCGTCGTTGACAGCTTCAGTGATCAAGTCTCGTTCTTTCATCGCGTTGTTCTCCCGACAAATCTAACTTTAATTAATTGAAATGTAAATTTTTGGCAGGAACAATCAAAAATTCACTGTTTTCCATTCGTTCTGACAGCTTTGTTGTGTTTGTTCCTTTTCTTGATGGACGGCTTTTCGAAGTTCGCGCGGTCCATGAGCTCCTGCATGATCCCGCTGTTCTTGAACTTCTTTGTGAAAAGTCTTATCGACTTCTCGACGTCTTTCGAAACGTTCACTACCAAAGAATCTCTGTTATCTTCCTTCACTTCGTTTCACCTTTCTTTCTTACTGTCACGCCTATCTTCTTCGGATCCCACTTCGGTTTTACTGGTTGCTTTTCTGGTTCAGTCGTGCCCGCTTTCCTGATAACAGGTCCCACAGATTTGTTTGGAGGCTCAGATTCAGTTCCAGGCTTGAATTCTCTCGGATTTACTCCAGTCGGATACGTGACAGAACCCTTTCTCTTGAACTCTCCAGTGTCATGATCGACGTAACCTTTTGGATCCTTTTTCCATAGACCCTTGTCGCTCTTCTGCGAACGTCCTATGGCAGCTGCGGTAGACAAGGCAGTAGGAAAAGCTTTCAACACGTCCTGAATCGCAGCAGACTGCGTCTTCATCTTATTCTGAAGATCTCTGTTCTGAGCTGGATTAACGCTACGAAGTGTTCTATTAGCCTTGAACAACACGTCGTGAGCTCTCGACAACACTGCGGGTATTTGATCTGCTGGAAGGTCAGAAGCGCTCTTCAACTGAGCAGCGACTCTCTTCATCTCTGGAGTGCCGTCTTTGTCGAGACCCACTGCCATCCAATCGACGACTTTCTTCAGCTCTTCACGTTTCTTAACCAACGCGGGATGCATCTGTGTTGGATCGTAGTCGATGAACTCGTCTCTCTCGTCAGAGCTAGGGTCGCCGACAGCTTCGATCACTGCGCGCCAAACGACAGACTCAACTAAAGAATCGTCTTCTTTCTCTTCGACGAACAAAGATTCAAGCAACTCCCAAGAATTTTTCATGTTACTTTTTCCCAGCAATCACGCTAGCAGCTTGCCACGGGTTGTCATGAACGAAGCTCTCTGCGAGCTCGAGCCACACCGAAGGATTTCTGTCGACTTCTTCCATCACAGACTCTTTGACGACGTCTCTCAATGTCTTGTCAGTAGGCTCAACGTCGACGTCGTTGCCGTCTTCTCCAGGAATCCTCTGTCCAACGCCAGTGTGAGGACCCCAGTTGACTTGACCCTGTCTACGATACAAGTTGAGATTGTCAAGAGGCTTAGAGAAGTCGAACACTTCAGCGTACTTGTAACCCTCGCCTTCCTCGTTGCTGGGTTCGACTTCCCTGTCGCTGCCCAGAGGCTCGTTTGGAATCTTCTTTTTCTTCTTCGCCTCGCTCAGAACGTCGTCGACGAAGCTCTTAATCTCGTTTATCATGTCGTAGTTCATGTCATTCACCTCTCGTAATTATGCTCGTTCTTCAGAATCGTCTTTTTTGAGAGACAACCCTCTCATCCTGTCCCATGCAGATTCTTTCGGCATGAGACCGTAAAGACCTCTAGAAGTCATTCTGTTGTTGAAAGCTCCCCAAGGGTCAGGTCCTATGACGTGAGCGTCTGGCTTTCCAAACGCCTCTGGGTCGACCAAATCAATTTCACCGCCGCTTGGTCTGTCAATTGGATCCAGTGATCTCAAGAAGTCTCTGTACGATTCTTCGTGACCGTCGTCTATCCCTGGAACTATGACTTCGAAGTCTTCGTCGACATCTCCTTCATGTCCGTAGTCTATGTCGCCGTCGTCTTCGTCCCAATCCTTGGGAGGGTCCACTGCCCAGCCGCCAGCAGCTCCAGGAACAGAAGATCCTCTCTGACTAGAAGTCCCCCTAGACATGTTTATAGGTGACCCAGATATTTCATCTATCTCGTCGTCTTCTATTCCAAGAGTCCTGAGAGAAAAATGTCTGTCGTCTTTTGGAATCAGATTGCCGTCAAGCGGACCAGAAGCGTTTGAACCTCTGTCGTACGCTGTCGGCTTGCCGTAGAACACGTCTCTATCGTACGGATAATTTCCGCCCCTTCCTCTTGGACGTCTATCTGCGCCGTTGAATCTTACACCAGAGTCGTCGTATCGTCCAGCGAATCCGAGACGATCACCACCTTCGTATTCTTTGAGCAGTTCTAAGAATCTTCCAACTTTCATTAAGTTGCCTTGACGTCGAGACGTCTTCGACGAGCTTCTAACTCTTTCATCCTAGCTTCGACTGCGGCGTCGAGAGCTGGATCTGCTTTCATCTGAGGAGGCACAGATGACATCACTTTCTCGTTTACTCTGTCTATTATGTCTTGCATCCTTGAGAAATCAAGACCACCGTTTTTGTTGCTGCGATGTTCATCGCGAACTTCGTCGTTAGAAGAATCGTCTATCGGGTTAACTCCCTCGAGCACAAACGCGAGCGGTCCAAGGTCTTCAGCAAGCTTTCTGACGCCTTTTCCCTTGTTCTCCTTCACCAACACGCCGATGCCAGGATCGTAAATCCCTTCGTCGCTGTTGCGCAACGGAGCAGGAATTTCTTCCTCTTCTCTTGGGTCTTCCTTGAACGACAGCAACTCAGCTAGACCGCCAGTCTTCGCGACAGAAGCTACTGGCTTTCTAATTGTCTCTGCCATGAGCTTTCTGACGTAATTCTCAGCCAACTCCTTCTTGACCATCTCAGGGATAATTCTCCTAAGCTCCTCATTGACTATCAAGCGAACTGCCTTGACGAAATCTTCCTTCTTCATGCTACGCTCACTTTCCTCTCAGAACTGCGTTAAGCGCTCTGTAGATTCTGTCCGTCTTCGAAAATATCCTGTTCTCATCTATCTGGTATTTCTTGCTCTCTCCAAACAAATAAGCTCCCGGTGTGCTAGGTTCAGACACTATGTCAAACGAAATCAGCTGAAAGTCAGACTGAACTTCGTCTATGCCTTCGTTAGTCTTCTCTGTGGAGCCGACTCCTCTGCTCGAAATTCCGATCATCACGCCGTCGTGAAGCAAATTTTCGAGAATCTTGCCCATCGGAGTACTGAGAACTTGAACTTTTCCGTGTACCGTGTCTCCGTCCCACCACATCTCACGAACTATGTGAGAAGCTTTCTGAAGAGAAACCGAGCTGCTCTCGGGATGATCGAGTTCACCCACAGCTCTACTTTCTCTCACTGCCTTTTGGTAATTCTCTACTTCTCTGTCAAGTATCTCACGTGGATAGACTCGTTTGTTCTGGTTTTTGATTCCGGCCCTCTGTAAAACGCCGCTTAGAATGATCTTCCCGTCGTTCTTCGCCTGCGATTCCTTGATCAAAGCGGGAGTGTAATCGAGCTTGATCCATTCTCTGAGAAGTGATTTAGCCATGTTAAATCTTCCTGTATTTCGCGACGAGAAGTCGTTTGAGCAACGAAATCTGCAGCGGAGTCAGTCCAGCGACGTAAACGTCGACGTCAGCCTCCATCTTTTCAAGATACTTGTCCCTAGACTGAATAGACTTCGCCAAGTCGTCCATCTCGTCGAGTATCCCTTCCTGCACTTGCACCAGCTCAGCTCTGAACATCTTGGCGTCGTGAGGATCGATCTTCGTCAAAGCCGCCTTCGCTGACCCGTCGAGATGAATCTTCGGCACGCCACCGTCGATATAGATGTATATCGGTTCTACTGCGACGTTGTCGAACGATGCAGAAAACGCCAAGTACGTCTGACCAGTCTGCTGGTCGTGTTTAAGACCGAAACTCTTAAGCTTGACGCTCTTGCCGACAGCTTTTCGAATCGTGTTGAACGCGTCGTCGAGGATCGACTCAGTCTTCTTCGATATGTTGCTGTGCAGCTTTTGAAACTTCGGATCGTTGGCGAGAGTCTGCTTCGACAACTTCGAGATGTAATCGTCCCACTCGCTCTCTGTCTTCTCTTCTCTGAACAACGATTCGACGAGCGACTTCGAAACGATCTTCGACAAGATTGTCCTGTCCACGAACTCGACTCGTCGTTCTGCTGCTTCTGAAGCGACTTGCTTCGCAGCTGACGGTGCGACTGTCGGCTCAGGACGATGAACTCTGAACTTAGCCGGGTGCGTTGCGTCTATCCCAGCATTCTGCTTGCTGTTCATGAAGTCAGTCATCTGTTTGAACAACACGGAACCTTGAGGATGAGCCTTCAACGACTTCAAAAAGTCAGCGTTATGCATGTGCGAAGTGACATACTTGCCTCTGTCTGGTCCCGTACGAGGAAGGGCCTTCAAACCAGACATGAAGTCGTTCACGTTGTTGTGCGTCTTCGTTGGGACAGTCTCCTTCACTCCAGAAGTGGCTGACATGCCAGGACTCTGAAGACCGACTCCTCCTTGAGCAGGATTCATGACACTTTCGTTCTTGTGACTCTTCTTTGCTTTAATGACGTTAGCACGCAGACGAGCAAGTTTAGACGGGTCTTTCGGAGGAAAACGAGACAATTCAGCCTGCTTCGCGCCGGCCATCGTCGGGAAAGTTCCAACAGACTTTGGCTTATCTTTCTTTCCCTTGTTAGGAGAATACAACACGTACCCGCCGCCGCCCGGCTTCTTGCGAACGACTTCTTTCACTCTCTGTCTCACGAGTTCTCTGACGGCGTTCATCCTGTCTTCGTCAGTCAAAGGAGCTTGAAATCCAGCGACTGCGCCGCATCCCATCTCGTCAACGTTTTCTTTGTCACTCATCGCTCTTTATCTCCTCTGCGAGCTTCTGGAACAGCAGAACGTCCTTGACGGATCTCTCTGCTGTCACATCGGAGATGCCCTCGAGTGTTCGCAGAGCCTCCTTAAACTTGCCAGCCATTATCTTATCATCCTTGAAGCAAGCGAGACCCTCAGACGAGCGTAGTGATTCTAGCAGATGCGTCTTCTCTTCTCTCATCTCTCTCGTGAACTGTTCCTTGTTGCCAGTCATCGAGAAGTTCATGAAGCACCGCAGCGTCTTCTTCTGCGACTCGTTGAGCGCGCCTGAGTACTTGTCCTCGAATTTCTTCATGGCGATCTGAGCGACGAGTCCGTCGACCTTCTCGCCAGCGTTGCGCTCGATGCTTTCGTTCACTGGCGTCATCATAAACTTGACCAAAGCTTCTTCGAGTTGAACTCTCTTGACTCCCTCGGATATTTCATTTTTCTTGTTCTTGAACTGCTCGACTAACATGTGCACGGACGCGAACAACCTATACTCTGGAACGCGATGCACGTCGAAGAAATCTTTTCCGAACGCATGGTGTATCTCTCTTATCAGACAAGACTTCTTGGCTTCTATACTAGCCGCGTCTAACGACTTGACGTACGACTTCACTTCGTCAAGAACATGACGAGCAGCAGTCTCAGTCATTCCCCTAGACTCAACGACAGTGTCGAAAACTTCTCTTTCTTTGGCGAGCGGCTGACCTTCAGAATAATATCTCTTGATTATCCCGAGAGTCTTCCTGTATGACTGTAAGTCGTTTTCGACTAGAGTCTTGCCCAAGCGTCTCACGAGAAATTCTAACGTAAGACCTGAATTTCTCTTTTTATTGTGATTGAAAGAAGACATATCGCATGACTCCGCTTTTGTACCTAATCGTAACTAGGTAACAGTCGTCTATATCTGCAGCTTTTCAGACTTTCTCCAAGTCGTTCAACATCGATTCAGCTTCTTTCAGCGCGTCTTCGATGTCTTCTATCTCCGTGTCTTCGGAAAAAGGTCTAGTTACAAGCCTTCGCGACGCTCTCGTGTCATACGGATCAGACGCAGTCTGCTTATCTGTACCAAAAGCAAGTTCGTATTGATCTTCGCCAGTAGAAAACAGGTTCTTACCTTTGTCGACTGCTATGGTGGAATCGTTTCCCTCGCTACCCTTGTTCCTCTTCTCGACGATGCTTCTCTTGAACAACTTCTTCTTTTTTTCGTTTATCACTGGTCTGTGAATAACTTTTCCTTCGGGCTTCACTGGCTCTTCGGCTGGTGCCTCGGGCTTTTCTTCACCAGTCTCACCTCCAAGTGTGGTTGGAAGTTCCTCTTCGCCTGGCAGATTTTCTTCTCCTGATGGTTCTTCTCCGGGAGCTTGCATGTTCTCTAAAGTCAGATCTTCAAGTTTGTCAAACTTCTTTCCTTCTCTGACTTTCTCTATCTCGTCGTCAGACATGCTGAAGATCGTCCTGTAAATCGTTTCTCTGTCGAGGACTCCCTCAGTGGCTTGAGCAGCTATCTCGAATCTCTGCCTCCACAATTCGAGTTTCTGTTGCTCTGCCACAGTAGAAGCAGTAGCAAGTTTGAGCTCGAAGTCAGCGAGAGCGTCTCCATCGAATCCCATCAAAAACAAATGGATAATCGCTATTTTGCTCAGCTCTGCTACGACTATCTTCTGCACTCGTTCTACGCTGCGAGCGAACCTAACGTCCTGCTGCGCGAGAGTAGCCTTTGAACCTATGTCGCCCTCGTACCCCAAATACGCTTTTGGAACCTGAAGCGCTGCAAACATCTTGTTCTGTATGTATTGTACGTCGTCTATGTCTCCGGTAAACTGACCACCGGGAAGAGTCTCGATCTTGGACGACTTGTCTCCACGAATGGGAATAAAGTAATCTTCGTCAACAGAGTTCTTTAATAAAATAAATGACTTACAAATTTCATGTGAACCGTTTCCGATAACACTGAAGTTATGTCTATCTTCTTCATTGAATGGACCGACAACAGTCATACAATAAACATCGTCAGAAACATTCTCAAGAATTTCAACCTTAGCTACCTGATGATTAAGCGGAGCAGAATGCGTTAACATGTAATTTTTGAAAGATGAAAATCCTACGTGCTCAGGACGATCTTCGTTGTCCCATTTTCTCTTATACACATCCCGTGCTACCATAACATGAGTAGATGTTTGTGTGCCATCTGGTTCGATGATTCTTTCGTATCCTTTGTTGTTCAGATCGCGATATAACGACAAAAGGCTGTCACCACTTCGCAGTTCATCTGCTCTCTTGCTGCTGCCATCTCTCATGACGAACGGATGTTCTGGAGCTGTGTCGACATACGAACCGTCGTCAAGCCACACTCTGTGAAGTTTGTCACACGTGTAATTCTTGCCACACCACTTCACTTTGCCAGGGACCAATCGTTTCGTTTCGTCCTGAATCGAATAAACCCAATTCTCTTTTCCTGCTTCGTATTCTTCAGCGAGTTGTTTGATCGTCAAGTTTCTTCCGTCAAGCAACGGAACACAAGTGTTCGATCTTATCGGAAGCGGATTATAGCGAAGGTCAACTCTCCCGCTCGTTGGGTCGACTATCTGATTCCTACGCAGCTTGTTCTTGATCTTCTCCATGAACTGATCCGCGTCTTTCGGAGCAGTGTTACCGACGTCTATGTAAAACACGCGTCGTTCAGGCGATCTGACGATCCTGTACACCATCATCGCGTCTTCGATCAATATCAATTGCCGCCATATGCGTCGAGCTGGTTCGATGATACTCTGACCGTACGGCAAGAAGTTGTCATTACCGAGCAACCTGAAGTGTATGACCTGCCAATTTTGTAGTATCCTATTTCCTTGCGTCGTCCACCTGAAACGAACAGCGAAAGGATCGTTCTTGTCAAACCCTTCTTCGCGTTCTATCTCGTTGATCGGTATGGGCAACAGATTCAATATACCGGTAGATTCGCTAGCGTCTACAAACAAGAGAAAATCGCCGTATTTTACCAAGTTGCGGACCCAACTCCACAAATTGAATTCGATGTTGAGAACATCGAAAAAGAGAGTCTCAAGAATCTGTTTGATCTCTGCGTTCTTGCTCACAACTTCGAGCATGTGATTCTTTTCGTTGTGCGTCGTCGTCTCGTCAGACCATATGTTTAATGCCGATGCAATCTCGGGTGTATTATGAGATATGACGCTATCTAAACAAAAATTCTTAAAGCCTTCTACTGACAAATCATAAAGATCTACATTTCCAAAATCTTCTATGCGATCGATTGCAACTCCACCATCTGCAATTAGCATCTCTTTGTTCGAATCATATGCGAATACAAATTGTTCCCAACTTGAAAATCCCCAGCAGGAAATAGTAAATTCTATTTCTTCTATGGTAGTTTTCAGATGCTCGCAAATTTTGAATAGTTCGAATCCAATATCTTCAGCAAGGCAAAGCAAAAGTGCAAATTTATGGCGTTGAAGATCTGAAAACTCATGAGGGGCATCAGATTCTTCAGCATCTTGACATTTTGGTGACATCAAAACATCATCTTTTTTCAGACAACATGCTTTTCTGTACGAACCATCGTTAAGCATCAATCTATGTTCACTGGATACTATGATATTTTTGCCGTTGCAAAGAATGATGTTGAGAGCATTGTCGTTTCTTGTAAAATGTGGATTTGAAGCTTTGGTTTTAACAAATTTTCTAGTTGAGTGATCCCACGAAATGATGTTAAACGATTTATTTTCTCTTTTAGACAATTCTTCTATAGTCACAAATGTATTTTCATCGGGTAAAAAGACCAATGATTGTCCATGGATGCAGAATTCCATCTCAGAATAATCTGAATATCGAGAGTTGTGAACTATTATCGTGTCTGTAGCAAAATTCTCGTAACCGTCAACAGTTAAGTCACCGACTTCTATGATTCCATTGCGTTCTACTGAGACAACTTTATGATTACGAACTTCTCTATATTGTTTTGTTTTATGAAGACGATCTTCTGCTGAACGATGCTTTCCTTTCCAGTAAGATGCGAATGAAGAACGATCTGGTTTTGGAAGTTCTATATTGAATTTTTGTTTAACGAATTCGTTCCATGAATTTCCGACATCGAATCCTTTTCCTCGTATTCTGCGCATCAAAGCTTGCATGCCACAATTCAAATCAGAAAGAACTAGCTTCACATCGTGATTGTTTCTGATCGACGAATTACAAATTGCGTCAAATGTCACGTCAGAACGAGTCTTAAATTTTGTGTTGCTTTCAGCGATGATAGCTCTTCTTGAGCCATCGTCATTGTCCCAAGCACGTTGAATGCTTTCACATGTCTTTTTTCTTATGTCAGGGTTATTCCACTGTTCTTTTGCTTGTTTACCGTGTTCTGAGAGATGCTTCTTAGCATCAATTATTTCAAGATTACTTGGATCATTATTTTCAGGATTATGATCTTTGTGATGCACGTGTTCGATACTCTTCTGCACGTCTCTGCCGTTAAACCATTCTGTGATAAGTCTATGCTCTGGTTCCCATCCTTTCCAAGATTTCTGTTTTTCCATAGTGTAAATCGACGAGTAACCACTGAATTTCTTTCCGTCTTCTGCCACGCCGTTGAATTGACGACGATAAAATGGCATCATCGATTGACCAGGTTCCAACTTTTCAGCGTCTAGATAAGTTCCATCACGAAGCATGCATGGATGATCGGGAGTACAAACAAGAGAAGATCCGTCATTGAATGTAACTTTGACAGTTTCCTTGAATCCAGAAGAACGAGGATGATGTGCCCACGCAGGAACGATCTTCTTCTTTTTGTGATCGTAAGCGTAAACAAGAAATTTTTCACCATTGGGATATTTCTTTGCCGCCTCGTACAAAGAAATATATCTTTCAACGCCTGGAACAGCTATGCCTTTGTAATCAAAGGACAAACACATCCTCTCGTATTGTCCATAGCTCGCGAGAGCGTGCACGTACAAATGCGACAACTCTTTCTTGTATGCGCTTGCCGTTCCTTGCGGTTCTTGGAACTTTTCGCCTGACGCTATCTTGTGCCTGACGACTGGACCGCTACGGAAAAGTCTAGTGAGACGCTTCCACACCGATTCTCTGCTTCTTCTGTCGATCAACTCGTCTGTCATTTCGTCACCCGCTAGATATTAACCACGCGAAGTCTATCTCTTTGCCAAACGGCAACCTCATCTTGAGATGTCTAGTCGAAGGATCCACACCAAACACGCTTCCAACTGGAGAATTAGTTGGATTTTTGGACGCCCCTTCTATCTGCGTGTTGTACGTCCTGTTCATTCCTATACCGTCAAGCATCGACTTTTTCATCTCTACGTTAGCAAAGTTTGTTGTCAAGAACGTGTCTCTCAACCAGATTCCTATAGCAGCTGCCATAACTAGGTCGTCATTTTTCGTCTTCATCGCCTCTGGCCGACCGTTGTTCCAAATGAATGTTCTAAGCTCTTCGACGAGACGTTTCGAATAAAAGTAAATGTTTCTGTTTCTGATGTACTCTTCTAATTTCGAAATCATCAAAGACCTGTTCTTTTGCGAAGTCGTGAAACCCGGGACGAGATCGTCTTCGGTCGTTCCCCAGTACGTGTTCACGACATCGCCAGGTCTCTGGTCTCCTCTCCTCGAGTAGTACACATTTTCGTACGCCTTGATCTTGATATGTTCTAGGCAAGCCATTCCTATGGCTGTGTTTTCGACGGCTAGGATCGCTGTTCCGTACTCGTGGCCAGTGTCGCACAACAACGCTGCGAATTCTTCTAAAGGTGTCTTTCCGTAATACTCTGCGACCTGAGTCATGCTAGCTATATCAAACACATGAAATGCAGAGTTGTCTTTTCCGTCTCCTCTAGCGACGTCTGCTGATATCAAGTACTTTGCGTTATCACGAGGTTGCTGAAACACATGCAAGTTTCTGTCCCAGTTCTTCATCTCTTGCGGGATCGTCGTGCAACTTTCCATCCATCTCAGATACTGAGGAGCGACGACAGTGTCGCCAGACGCGTTGAAGTTGCATTCCAATTCTTGAGCCACGTCCCTAGGAGACATGTTAGCAGCTGCGATTTCGTTTTTGAACCATGGAGAAGTCTTAAACCCAGGTCTTTCTACGTCATCTTGTATACCCACTGCTCTGTCAGGATGCAACCACCACATGAATCTGTGAAATTTGAATTCGTTTCTGCTTTCTTCTGCGTCGGAGCAAATCTCGTGAAACTTGTTGCCAACGCCGTTAGGAGTAGACAACACGGCGGCGCTACCACCAGCGGCCACAGTTGAATACAACCCAGTCCACAGTTCATCGAAACGAGGAACGAACGCAGCTTCGTCTATTATCAGAAAAGAAACAGCTTCAGAACGGCCAGCGTCTTCAGACGTGGCTATCGCAGCTATGCGAGAACCGTTGCTAAGTTCAACTGACAGCTTGTTGTCAGTCACGACGTCAGCTAAAAGCAGCCATTTCGGCAATTTCTTGAACGACGTGATGACTTTTCGAATTATGTTCTTGGCAGTCTCTAACTTAGACGCCATGACGATGATGTTCTTTTCTTTGTGAAACAACATCAACCAACAAGCGTAAGCAGCAGTAACTTCAGATATGCCTAGCTGTCTTGCTTTCAATATTACGTTGAAACGATTTTCCTTGTAGTCTCTTATGAGTTGTTCCTGGTAATCGAACAACTTGAACGGTATCAATCCCCTGACTGGATGCTTTATCTTGACGTAGGTACGAACAAAGTAGACCGGATCACGGCCGCACTTTATGATCTCGTTGCGTAATGAATTTTTGTTGTCCAAGTCACTCTTCTGTAACTACTTCAAAATTTTTGACTTCAAACACACGCCAACTCGTGTACATGTACCGTTCGTTAAGCGAAACCTTGTGAACTGCAAAATCAGCCATTGACTTGTCCTCAACTATGTCAAGTGCTTCGTGAACTCTAGACTTGAATTCTTTCTTCAAGTTTTTAACAGTTTCGTTGAGTAGACGCTTCGCCATTTCGTCTATGTCTTTCTTACGACCTGGATAATTGAATTCATACGAGACATAGACTAACCTCATCTTGTTTCCTGTGAATCTAACGGAAAATTGATAAGAAGGAAAATTTTTGTTCTGATCTCTGATGATCTCTTGAAGAACGCCCAATATACGTGCAGGTATCTCATGCTCTACACCGTATTCGGTGATCTCAAAACTACCGACTTCGTTATCTTTTTTCATGCGACATCTCCAGTGTATTCAGCATAAATAGCGACAAACATCATTTCTTCAAAGACTCAACGTAATCTGACAATTCTTGTCCTGACGGGCGCCAGCCGTTACGCCATCTTTCTTCTCTGCCTTCGACGAATTGGATGGCGCAGCTCACACAAACTCCGCAATCGTAAAAAGTATTTGTCGATTTTCCCTTCATAAGCATCCCGCACAACGGACAAAACGTTGGAACCCTAAACTCATTATTGCTAAGCATCGATCGTCTCCACTCAGTTATGGTTTTATGACCCAAAATATTAGTCTAAACTCTTCGTCTTTTACCCTGACTAGCACAGACGAAACGCCATCTGCTACATCGTTGTCTATCATGAACTTGCAGTTGATTTTTCGTCCCCACACCTCGTAGCTGAATTTCATTTGCTTGCCATCTGAATCGACAATCGTAACTTCAGAGTTTCTTGCATTTTTAAAGAAAAACCCGTTTAGGACAATCTTGAATTCAAATTCTCCAAGCTGCGGATACACGTCTTGAAGATTGTAGACTACGTATTTTTCATTTTTCATGTGTTATCTTGCCCACGGATGCCAAGTGGCAGCAGCGCCATAGAACGGATGAACGCCGTTGTCGCCTATGGTGAGCCACACCTTGGGTCCTATATCCACATTAGCCAACAACAGCGACACGCCGACGCCACCCAAGAAACCGTTTGAACTGACGCCTAAATCGATGCTGGCTCCAAGCCTCTCATACCACTTCTTGTCAAACATCTTCGGGTTCACTGCAGCCAAAGATATGTCTACGTCGACATTTTCTTCAGAAGAAGTAACTCTGCTGTTCCAGGATCCGTCTTCTTTTTGTCCAACTGTCACAGACACCTTCAACGGTCTCATTTGTTCAACCTTTACGTACGCTTCTGGCGGATTAGTGATCGTGTAACCCGACGCTCGAATGTAACTCCATTCTTTCGCAAATTCAACCTTGTCTCTCTGCAAACCACCCTGCTGACTATTCGGAAGAGGCGTTTGTGTCGCGTTGGCGAGTCCTTCGTACGCTTTCTTCCACTTGAAAGACATCGTGTTGGCAGTGAGCAACTCTTCTCCGCTGTTCTTCAGATCTTTCAACAGCATCTTTATTTGAACATCGCGTTGATCTAACTTGTTCTTAAGATCATCTGTCTCTATGGAAAGCTTCTCATAGACACCTTTGTGAATTTCTATAGTTTTGTCTTTACTAGCTAAGCTGTTTTGAAGTTCAGTTATCTGCTTGTCATACGACCACTTTTTTATGCCACCGAAGATCAACAGCGAAACTATCAAAAAAAACAACACTGCAGCAGTGTATTTCAAAACTTTGTCAGATATTTCCATGTGTCACTCTTTGCTTTCTTCATTTTCAAACTTTTTGTCAGTCCATCTCCTGCTGACATAAGCAGTGAACGTCGGCGCAAGAATAGCTCCTATCGTAGCAGCGTCGATCGTTCCTACAGCGATCTCTCTGCCAGCCACGTTCATCACGAATCCAGCAAACAACACTTTGATCATCACGACGATGAAACCGATGAACGTCATTGTCAGCACTGCATCTGGACTGCCTTTTGAATTTTTAAACCAAGTCATTATTCGTCTCCAACTGATACGTGTGCGTAGCCTTCTTCGTCTGAAACTATTTCTATGAAGTTGTCCACGACGTCTTTCATCGTGTCAAGATGACTGATGACTATCACGTGTTCGAACACCGTCTTTAAATAGTCAAACATCTTGAGCACATTCTCTAAATTTTTGGGATCTAACTTTCCAAAGCCTTCGTCTATCATGAAGATGTTTGACTTCGGTAAAACAGATATACTTAGCAAGGCACATCTTATAGCCATAGAAGCTATGAATTTTTCAGCGCCGCCGCCGAGTTCAAGAAGTCTGCTTTTGTAATTACCGTATTGAATAAAAAAT